TCTCTCGGTTCACTACCATATCTTGTGTTGCCAATTACCCTTAATGACATTATATTGTCCTTATATACCTATTTACCTCTTCGGGGGGTAGATCATAGTCCTTTTGCCTATCCCCCGCTTTTTTTAATTATTCCAACAAGTCTCCCTAAACTCGCAAAACTTACAAAGAAAAAAATCTTTTGTTTGAGCTATGCGAGGTAGAATGTCACCTGCTTTAGCCGCAGTCAAGATATTTACAGCCTTGTCACTTGCCGACTGTGCTAACTCCCGATTGAACGGCACTAACTCGTAGTAAATCTCAGATGTGTTTTTGTTTACCACTGTAAAGAGCGCAGGATGTTCTGTAAGATCCATGTAGGCTTGATATAAAGCGATTTGAGTAGCGTAAACAGGATTTGCCTTTGCTACCCCCATGCGCTGAAAGCCTTTCCACTTTTGATCGTTCGCTGACTTGTTTTCCCACAGACATGGATAGCCCATATCTACGTCACCGTCACAGACAACGCCATCAATGTGCCCTTTGATTTCGTCATCGGCTATAGAAAAGCCAAACTGTTTTCCCATCTTATCCTCTGTTCGCAGATCGAACCCTGCATCCCGCAACCACATTGCAGCGTAATCTTCGATGTAGTGACCGAACTCAAATATCCTGAGTGTTCTTGCACTGAAGCCCGAACCCTCGTCCTGTGGATAGTTTAAGTACCGATACTGTATCTTTCTGCTGCATTCGTCACCTATGCTTGAAGCTCCCAAATATTTTCTTCGTTCGCGTTTGCTATTCTTTTCTACGATAGCTTTGTCTACTGCTTGCGATATTGCCTCTGCTTGTGGATCAGAAGGGGATACTTGTAGTAGGCCAAGCGCCTGTTGACTTATAGTATTTGTCTTCGAGTGTCCCAATTTCAACTTCCTCTGTTAGTTTTGCTGCTTCCTGCAAAGCAAATATTAATACATGAACCTGATCTTCTGAGAGATCAGAGAATTTGGTATCCCAACCAAATGTTCCTAATATAAATGCCAACTCTTTCATTGGCTTTGGTTCGTTACTCATTTTCTAACCGCCTCTATTTTTCCCGACTTCATACTTAACTGAAAGTCTTCTATTCTTTCTTCTCTTTGGGGAGTTGTCCATTTATGTGTTTCTGTCAAAGGAACAACTTTTTTGCCGATTTTACTTAATTTTGTTACGTCCAAAGTAGAGGTTCCATCCGTCCAATGCTGTAACGTACAAATTGAGCCATCCTCCAATTTAGTTGTCCAGTGTCCGCCTTTTCTTTCTTTTTTTCCCATGTTTCCTCCTCAGTGTATTGTTTGATCTGTTTTATCTAAAATTAAATCTAATAAATCTTCTATTTCTTCAGTATCGCAATCTTTGTTTTTAAAAGTTATTTTTAACTTTACTTTATCTTTAATAAAAACATCTGCTGACCCGAACAAAACTTCGTCTTCTGAGTCATTAACCTCTTCTTGAATAAGTTCATTTGTTGCATCGCTCATGTGAGCGTGTTTGTAGGTATCATCGCAATAACAAACATATTCCAAATCATCTGTATAAACCTCTCCATCATCTTTTCTTTTTACCAAGACTAAAAAGACCTCAAACCTAGCCATCACCCTGACCCTCTGCATCATTGTGCCTTAACCATAACGCAAGATCTGAAACCATGTGCTTAAATTCACTTGGTTCGATTACAGCTACTAATACGCCATTAAACCAAATTTTAAGCCCATCATCATATACTGCCCATCGCGTTTTTACGTCTTTCATAAATACCTCTCCACTGTTGTCTCAATTGTTTGCTTATTCCATAAAAAACTAAGCATACAAGCTGCCCTGTACTTCGTCCAAGAGAAGTCAAATGGCTCCACATCTACTCCCTGATTAGCAAGGTGTACTCTCTGTTTATCCGTTAATCGTTGATCTAGCCATCTTTTTGTCTTTTTGGCGGCATTGCCATCTTCAATCTCTCGCAAGAAATCATCTGCTGCTGCTGTGCATTGCACACTACCACCAACTGCGAGAACTTTTAGCTTACCTTGAGTTTTTCTACCAATTGCAACTGATACATCAGATGTATTTGCTACCCCGACAAAGCCTTCAAAACCCATAGCCATGCGCAGACTTTGATCTCCAAACATATCCATCCATCTAAATGGAGACATCTGCATTAGATCGAACTCTGTCATTTCAAACGAATGAAGCTCTTCTTTTTCTTCTTTCTCGCCACTGTCAAAGATATGATCACATATAGGACATATCTTAGCACTCATAGGCACAACGGCTTCACACTCTGGACATTGCTTTAGAGGTGCTTCGCCTTTTTGTTTTTCTTCTAGGTTTACAGCATCTTCTAATGATCCATGCGTGAATATGCTTGTTCCGAAGTCCAAAACAATGCAGTCCCTTTTAACTAAATCAGGAAACTCTTCTGGATCTATTGTGCGTAAGCCACGCCCGATCATTTGAACCATTGTGGCTTTTTGAGAACATGGTCTGGTTAGAATGATGCACGACACTGGTGGAGCGTCAAATCCCTCTGTAAGTACAGATACATTAACCACAACTTGAAGATCGTTATGAACCAAATCGTAGAGCGTTTGTGCCCTCTTTGCTTTTGGCGTTTCTCCTGTGACTATATCTGCCCTGACACCTTGGTCTAAAAACTCTTCTAACAGATCTTCTGCGTGTTTTACTGTGCTGCAAAATACAACAGTCTTTCTGCCCTCTGCATGATTAAGATACTCTTCAACTACCTTTTGATTAATAACTTTGCGGTTCATAATCGACTCGACTTGATCCATGTCAAAGTCATTGCCTCTGATAGCCACATCATTCAGTTTATCTTTAACTCCACAGTCAATTACATATGACTTTGGTGGTACAAGAAAGCCTTCTCGAATAAGTGTTGTAATGTCGATCTGGTGCGAACAGTTATTAAATATCTTTCGCAAACCTTTTCCATCGCCTCTGTTAGGCGTAGCAGTAAAGCCTACAATCTCTGCTTTTGGATTGTCTTCTTTAACTGTATTAATAACTTTTAAATATGTGTCGGCTGCTGCGTGATGGCTTTCATCAATCACCAACATATCGAAAGCAGGCCGATCCATAAGATTTCTATCTCTGGATATTGTTTGAACCATAGAGAATATAGTATTCCCGCTCCAGTCCTTCATTGATCCATTCACAATGCTTGTTGTGATGTATGGATTAATACGCTCGAACTTAGATTTGTTTTGATCAACAAGTTCGTCCCTATGCTGCATGACAAGAACTCTTTGACCTTTTTTAAACCTTTCACCGACAAGCGCAGACAGCATAATTGTTTTACCCGCCCCTGTAGGCGCAACAACGATTGTGTTTTTGTGCTTATCTAATGCTTTACAAGCATCATTTATAGCGGCCTCTTGATATGGACGAAGTAACATGAATTAACCTATGAACTTAAATTCTGGAATAGGGATGTGAACAACTGGCTCTATATCTTGCCAATCATTGCGATCTTTACGACCACCAACCATGACAGGCCAATTGTTCTTAAAATATGTGTAGCCAGACCGATCTTTCCATTTAACAAGAAGAATACTATTAATGTTTGATGCTTGCTTTAATCCATTTGCTGCAGACACTTTAGAAAGTGAAAGCAATAGTGTGTTATATTGATTGTGATTGTTTGTTCTGACTTTAACTTCACAAAACCCAACAACTTTATCATTTTTTAAAACACAGTAATCTAAGTGATATTGTTTAGGCATTTTTTCAAACCCAAAACCAAACCGATTACAGAAAGACTCAATTACACCGCGTTCATTAAGCAAATCTTCACTTGTCTCATACGTTGGACGCATAAGATTCTCCTCTTGATTTAGATGGTGGGGGGTATTGGCCTCGCCCCCCCTGTGCGAGGTCTAGCAGGTGTGGAAAAACCTGTGCCGCTAGATTTACCTATTAGCCCAACTTGGAACTGCACCTGACGTTGGTTGCGCTGCCTGTTGCGGTTGAGCCGCAGGAGCTTGCGCCATCGGTGCCTGTCCAGAAGGGATAAAATCTTTCTGGTTCGGCGTCACTGCTGCCATGAGTTTATTTTTGTCCTCATAGCCGCCTGTGCCTTTTTCAATTCCAACTTTAGCGCAAATTTCCATTCCACTCAAGTCATTAACGCCACCAATGTTTCGCCTTTGAACCGCAGTCTCTGACATATCAGATGGATCAATACTATTTGCGCTTTCGATAATTGACCTAAGAGTGGATAAACCAATCTCTTTTGCCACTGGAATACCGCTTGCACCCATCTTGTCACCGTCTAGAAAAATACGATGCCAGAACTTACGTTTGTCATATTCACCGCCAACGACTGTGAACTCTAGTTCCATCCATTTGGCGTTGGAAGTTTGAGATTTTTTAAACCACATTCCATTACCAAACTCTGAAATTTCAGTATCACCCATTTTTACCACGATGATTGCACGACATACTGTTCCGTTTGGAATAAGAGTGCGTGTTTGTGTTGGTGCCTCTGACACCGCTGCGTTATTTAGATTCAACATTTTCTGTCCCTTCTGTTAAAATCTGTTGACTGGGGTTCACAAAGTTTAATTGTTTCTCTGTGTTTCCCCCTTTACCCATTTTCTCAATAAGTTTACCAAGATGTGGCTCTTCAAGTGTATCGAGCCTACCAGAGCGATCCTTTGCAGGATAGCCCCACTCATTTAGAGCATCGCAAACGAAGGCACGAAAAGAGCCGTTCTCGCCTCCCAAGACTGCCATCGTAAGAACTTCGTCCACGATGCCCGGTAATTCTTTGCCAGTTTTGGAACCTTCGATCTGAAGCGCATATTGTTTACGCCCATAATCGTCAGTGTATTCATCTAGAATACCAACAAAGATTACGTTCTTATCACGAATGTGTTGAAGGTGTGTAAGCCACGCCATCATTTCGCGTCCATGCATACCATAAGCTGCACGAGTATCTAACTTGCCAGTTCTATCTGATCTAGACTCTGGTTGTTGCTGACACCATTGAAAACATAAACGTCCTGCAACTGTAATTGAGTCAACAAACAACGTTTCATACCTATTTACGTTTTCTTCTGGATCACCATATATCTGACAGACACCTTCATAATGCGCCTGACTATAGCATTGATCTTCATGTAATGATGGATTTGGACCACCAATATAACAAGCAAAATCACGACATTCTGCCCACGTTTGTGGACGAATGACATCAATAGGGTGCCCTTCAATAGCCGCATCCCCTGCTTCTAGATCCATAAACAAAGTTTTTAATGGATCAAGAGTTTTTGCTAATGTTGTTTTACCAACACCACTAGCACCACAGACTACGATCTTATGACCGCGCTTTTCTGCAAGCCGTTGTTCGGCTGTAATAATTTGTAAACCCATTTATTTATCCTCTTCGAATGAGAAAGCACCAAGCTCTACCGTCCTGCAATTTTCTAACTGCTGTTTTATTTCTGGTGGAGCGGCTGTGTATTTGCGCTCTTCTACAGAAAAAACAACCTTTCCGTAGTGCTGCGCATTTTCTGGTGACATCGTATTAAGCTGATCACGAAGCATATCCTGATCCCAAGTCACCTTCTTACGAACCGTAGCTTTAAACTTTTTGTTATCAGCCACGATTGTAGTCGTACCAAAATCCTTACCATCGGCTCGTAAAGCATCACGAACCTGTTGTAGCCAAGTATCTTGGATTTGTTCATTTAGATCAGAAAGCTCTTCTTTAAGCCCTGCGATCACAACGCGCAGTTCTTCCCTGCGCTCAAGTAATTGATTGCTCATGGCAACCTCCACGTTTAATTTTCTAGAACCTTACATATGGCAAAGTATGGGAAATCAGTCAAGAACTTTTTTTAGATAAATATATATCTATATCAAAAACAGCCTTCATCAGCTTCTTTTTTAGTTTAAATTCAGGGGTTTCTACGCCTTTGGCATCTTCGACAATATGTTCCCAAATACCATCTGCGGTCTCTTTATTGTATTTAAAGTCGGCTATATACGCACAGATTTTTTGATCGTTTACCATGA